CCATTAGTTATTACTTTTTGAAGTATTTATTGATAACCTCTATCTGGTCATGATACTTGGCAATTATATCTAACTCATGTTCTATTGCTTCTAGAACATCGGGATGATCACCAACGCCAACAGGGTTAGCAAGAAACACTTCTATATTTGCAACATGCTTCTGGATATCTCCTTGTGCATGAGATATAAGTGCTTTAATTAATTGTTCTCTCATAGTAAAAATTGGATACTTAAGTTATATATGTGTGACTTCGCCAATTTCCCAAGACTTTAATCCATGTCCATCTATTTTTAATTGAACATCTACTACAACTTCTTCAGGAACCACTAAACAATATCCAATACCCATATTAAATGTCTTCTTCATATCCTCTTCTGGTATTTCACCAGCAAGCATAATCTTACTAAAGACCTCTGGAAATATCCAAGAATTCCAATCAATATGTGCTTTTAATCCTTTGGGTAAACATCTTGGAAGATTCTCTGGAATACCACCACCAGTTATATGAGCCATTCCAACTATTGGAAACTCCTCTAAAAGATCCATGATCAATGGTGCATAAATGGTTGTTGGTGTAAGTAACTCAGGCATATCTCTATACTTTATCTTCTGTCTCCATATAAGTTCATGGATCAAACTATACCCATTACTATGCACTCCACTACTCTCTATACCAATAACCTTATCACCTGCTTGAATAAGACTACCATCTATTATTTCATTCTCTTCTACAATACCAGTACAAAATCCTGCTAGATCAAGATCATCAGCATGTGTTGGTGGAGGTGCAGGTCTAGGATGTTCAGCAGTTTCTCCACCCAATAAATCCATCCCTGATATCTCACATCCCTTAAGAATACCTTCCATAATCTCATCTATGATAGGAGATATCTTACCAGTAGAAATATAATCAAGGAAGTATAATGGCTTAGCACCACAAGTGATTACATCATTAACACACATAGCAACAAGATCTATACCAATAGTAGTATAGTCTCTACCAATCCTTGCTATGTTTATCTTAGTCCCTACACCATCAGCACCAGAAACTAATATAGGTTTATCATACCCACTAGGAACTCTCATCATCCCATTAAAACCACCAATAGCAGGTGCTTTTTTCATGAGTCTTTCTACAAAAGCATTACCTGCTTCTATATCTACACCAGAATCCTTATAGTTCATAATAGATCATTATCATAGATTATTTGAATACGTTTTGCACTCTGACCTTTGGTATTAATAAAATTTTGATGCAGAAAGTCACCACCCAATTTCTTTGCTAGATATTCAATCTCATCAACAATCTCTTTCTTCACATCATCAGAATAATTCATTGATAATATGAAGGGTTATATTTTGGAAGTGGGGGACATTCACCAGTTGAGCCATCGTTCTCTGTCCATGTTCCACCTTTAGAAGGTCTGTATTTTGGCTCTTCTTCTAATACAGAGTGTTTAAATTTTTCTGTATCAAAATAAGATGTGTAATCAAACTTACCTTGTCTCTCATCTAATACTTCATTAATAAGTATCTTTAACTCCTTAACCATTTGGTGGGTGTGTAATCTCCTTGGAGTAACAATAGCAGGTTTATATTCCTGTGCTTGTGGTTTTCCTTTATAATTGGGATCAATAGGGCCACTCATCCCCTGAGTATCTATTTTAGACATTAGTAAGAAACATCATCTAAAGTAAATAAACTAATAAGTTCAATATTTTCCTTTTCAAATAAGTTGTTTGCTTCATCATCTTCTTGACGATCAAGAATAGCAAGAACTTGTTCTACTTTATATCCAGCTTCACGTAATACATTAACTGCCTTCATTGCAGATCCACCTGTTGTAATTACATCTTCCAATACAACTATTTTACAACCTTGGATTGGTATCATACCTTCAATTTGAGAAGTTGTACCATGTCCTTTTGGTTCTTTACGAATAATCAATGCATCAAGTTTAGTTCTTCTTTGGTTATCTAACCAAGAAGTCATTGCAACAGCAGTTACTAAAGGATCAGCTCCTAATGTAAGGCCTGCTACTGCTAAAACATCATCCTCAACCAAATCAACCAAAAGTGTTCCTACTAGAATAGATCCCTCACCACTTAATGTAACTGGTTTACAGTTTACATAATGGTCTGTTTTCCTACCAGAAGAAAGAGTAAATTCTCCTTTCCGATAAGCATCTGTTTGCAATGATTTTAGAAGACGATCTCTAAACATACGAGTCATTTCTTCTTTCGTAGGAGGTTTAAAGTCCTTACTTCTAGGATCTGTTGCAGGTAATTTTGTAGGATCAAAACTATTCATCGGTCTCCCTCCGCACGATTTTCTGAATGATAAACGTCAAACTCTCCGCCAGGATATCTCTTCTTTAACTTCTCTACATTACCTGCAACTACGTCATCGAATGATACTTCCAAAGCCATACAAGCTTGTGCAACATACCAGAGAACATCACCCAACTCAATAATAAGATGCTCTCTATTGTCGTCATTCCAAGGTTTTCCCTGAAACACCATCTTCTTAACGATTTCCATAAATTCACCACCTTCAGCACTAATCCCAACAGCAGCAGTGGTAAGACGATTAATATTGGAACCCTGCTTATCAAGAAGTTCAAGACTGGCAATAAAAGATTTATAATCCTTACTGGGATCGGATGTGACACCATCCACGAAATTAAGGTACTTATTAAGGTCAACACTTTTAGACATCTTTTTTAGCCTCTTCAGATGATTTATTTAACTGTTCTAATGCTGCTAGAACTTCAGGGGTTTCTTCCCAACTCCACTCTTGATTATGTTGTGGATTTTTCTTTTCTATCTTATGAGTTCTTAAAGTCAAAACTTAAACTCCGCAAACGACTTTTTAGGTTTATTATCCTCATTATTATACTCCTCTTCTTGTCCACTGTCAACTATATTTTCTTGAGCACTTTGCTCACAGTCATATAATCTCATCTTAGCACGATCAATACCAACAACAAATCTCTTGAAGATAGTAGGATCATTATACCTATTCTTCAATTGCTTAACCATTATTTGATTGAGACCCTCCAATTCCTCAGTAGATATAAGAGCAAACATAAGGTCAGCAGTGGCGGGAAGCCCGAAGGACTCAGAAGTGTCGGTAAGGTCAACATCACTACTACCATAACCACTACGAGTAGTCTGGGTAGCCGATACAATAGGGAGATTAGTTTCCACCGCAAGACCCCTAAGTTCTTCCGCAATTGCTTTAATAAACGAATAAGAATTAACATTACTACCTGCTCTATATCTACTGGATGAACATATGTTTAGATAATCAATAAAAATTATATCTGGTTTAAAAGATTTCTTTAGTGCAAGTTCATTAAGTAATGCTTTAAAATGTCCTGAATGAGCAGATGCAGTAGGATACTCTTTTATAATTAAAGTTCCTTGAGTCTTCTTGGCCAGATTATTAACCTTAGTATCGAACATAGGTTTAGGTAACTCTGATATATCTTGTATATTAACATTTAAAAGATTAGCATCAATTCTTTCAGCAATTTTCTCCTCAGCCATCTCAAGCGTGATGTATAGTACGTTCTTTCCTTGGAGTAACACACTACTTGCGACATGACACATAAACAAAGACTTACCAACACCAGTGCCAGCGAGAGCAATATTGAGTGTTTTATTTGGAAGACCACCCTTGGTAACCTTATTGAAGAATTCCAAGTCGAATGGGATCTTATCTTCTTTTCTATGGTACGAGTCATATCTTTCTTCATAATCATTTAAATAATCATGACCTATATGATTATCGAAAGAAACAGAAAGAGCATCAGACAAAATACTAGGAATAGCATCCCTTCCTTTCTTGTCATCCTTTCCATCTGCTAATTGAATAGATTCCATTAATGCTAAGTATATAGCACGATCACGGCACCATTTCTCAGTAGAATCAACCAGCCATTGATTCTCCACAACAGACTCTGTTAGGTTCATTTCCCTAATTCCCTTTACCTCTTCTTCAGTAAGGTCTGTTCTATTTTCTGTCTCAATACTTAATGCTTCAAGTGTAATTGAAGAACCATATTTTACAATAAATTGAGTTATCTCCTCAAAGATTACTTTCTCAATCCTTTGTTCAAAATATTCTGGTTTAATGAAAGGTATAACCTTTCTAGAATATTCTTCATTGTATATTAGATTTTTGAGAATGGTAGTCTCAATTCTTTCCATAACTAAAGTGTTGCTTTGCTATAGCATCAAGTTTTTCCATTATATCATCAGTAAAGTATTCTGATGGATTTCTTAATATTTCCTTTGCATATATCTTTTTACCGTTCATCTCATATCTACCAGCAACATTCTTCCACAGGCCACCAAGTTCTCCCAATTCAAGGAGACCGTAGTATCTATCAAGTCCTCTTTCATCATAATAGAGACGTATCTCTACCTGCTTATTTTCTTTAGAGAGTCTTGATTTATGCGTCTTAGCTTTAATAATGTTACCAATAACTTCTTTCTGATCCTTTTCCTTTTTCTTTGTGAGATAAATGATCGTACTGGCGGCATATTTGAGACCAGAGCCTCCTCCCATTTCTTTAGTAGGGACATAAGATCCAATGACATCGTAGGTGTGGTTTGTAACTATTAATGGAATATTTGCTTGACCAAGTTTAAGGGTAAGCATTCTAAATGCTCCTTTCACAAGTTGAGATTTGGTCATATCTCTTACTTGTTTATCATCCAATGCATCCCTTATCTCTTTCTCAGTGGAAAGCATTCCCAAAGAATCTAACACAAACATACAGGGTTTGCGTTCTTCTTCAGATGTTTTTAAGTATATATCTACAGCACGAAGTGCCTTTGATCTAAACTCCTCAATGGTAACCACATTGACTACCACAACTCTATTTAGATCAAGGCCACGGGATTCCAATAAGGACTTATTAACAGCAGCTTCAGTATCAAAGTAGAGACAGTAACCATCAGGATTACTATCCAAAAAGTTTTTGACGACAGCAAGGGAGAAATAAGTTTTGCCTGTGCTAGACTCGCCAGCGATGGCAGTAATCTTATTACTAGATACACCACCAAAAATGGAACCACTAACCAATCCGTTAAAGATGTACGAACCTGTGTCGATGTATCGTTCTGTTTCTTCGATGTCTGCTGCGAGTTGTGTGTATTCGTCACCAATCTCCTTTACTATTTCTTTAAGAAAGTCCATAAATTTTTATCTCATTAAGTAGTTTTTGGAATAATTCATTACCTTTATGAATGTTTTCTTCCCAATCAGATGCTGAGTTTTCATCTGCATCATCCGATATGTATTTAAAGATTCGGAATTTTATTCCTTCTTTAATACAAGTTTTAGCAATAGCATAGGATTCCATATCCACAATATCACACTCAATTTCTGGTGTGGTGGTTGCGAATTTATCACCTGTCCCACATACTAATCCACGTTCACCTAATATTATACCATCTTCGAAGGGTGTTTGTCCAAGCTTACACCCTAATGCTCTTGCATCCATATCCCTATCTACATATCCAGTTACCTCAACTAGACCAGAAATAGAACTTACTGCACCCGCAGAACCAAAATTAATAATATTCTTATAGCCATCCTTTATTGCTTTCATAGTAGCAATAGTAGCATTTACCTTACCACATCCACTCAAGTAAATTGGGTACCCCTCTATCCCTTCTGCCTCTGCAGGAAGAGCAATAACAAGAGCAATAGATTCCATCAAATATCACACTCTCCATGCTTACATTGGTAATCATCAGATTCAGAATATATTTTAACATTAGGATCTTCAATTCTTCTCCATTCAGTATCATCCACATCATCCACAATATTTTTAAGTAAAAAATATAGTCTAGTATCACCTCCTAAAGATAGTGCACTAACTATAGTTTTTAAATCTTTGTGATTAATAGGTAATTCCATTAGCTAAAAAAGGACTCCAAAGTTACAGTTTTTTCTACATTCCAACCAATCGCATCAAGAATTGCTTTGAGGGGTTCAACAAAACTCTTCTCAAATTGTAGGTCATAATCGATGTATTTGTTAAGACCAAGTTCAGTAGGAAAATCTTGAATAAATGATACTACATTTTCCTGAATGATATTCGGTTTCTTAAGATAGAGAAAC